TAATAAAAAAAATAAAAAAAATGAATGTGTAAGTGTAAATAGTGTAAAATAGAATTAAATAAAAAATTGATTTGATTATTTACATATATGTATTATGTTAATTAAATAAAAAATTGATATATATTTCAACTTTTACAGCAGGGCATAAATCAAAAAAATCCTAACTGATTTAAAGACCATTTTGATCATCAACAAAACGACTTCTACAAAAAATTGAAATAGAAATCTTACAAGGAACGAAGAGGCAATTACCGCAAATCTAAACGATACATTTTGTTAATTAAATAAAAAATTGATTTAGATTTCACTAAAACTCTATTAAGCAAATTACCGAATTATGAGCGATATTCAAAGATTACAACAGAAACTTACTTATAGCAAAAAGCAAACCGCTTATGCTTGGGCGAAAAACTATGAAATGTATAATGAGATACATAGCGAACAAATCCGCCACTATCAACAGAATAATTCTGTGTTGGATTATGCCGACGACTTGCCTATTCACCTTGTAAGTGAGATTGAAGAAATGAATAAGGCATTAAAGAAAAGTATTGAATGTCCTATTTGTTTGGAAGTTATTGAAGAAGGGCATTTGAAAATTACGATATGCGGTCATAAGTTCTGTGATGACTGCTTCCCGAAATTAGATAAATGTGCTACTTGTCGCAGGAAGTTCAAAAAATAGATTTACACGCTTTCACTTACACATTTGTAAATATTGTATATATATGTATATATTAGTATCAAAAAATATATAAAAATAAAAAAAAAATAAAAATGAGTGTAAAGTGTGTAAATAGTGTAAATATATGTATAGGGGTATAATACCCTTTTTTTGTGAGAATGGACTATGTTGTTTTACATACATTTGGCATTAATAAAAAAAATTGAAAGGTATTTTTCCATTTACACTATTGACACTTATAAAAAAATGACTATGATTGACTATGTATATCAAGTGAGGATCTACGAAGGATACAACGAGGAGTTCTGCGGATTAGAAGGTAAGTGGGAGTTTGATACTTTGGAAGAAGCGAAAGTATGTTATGTTAAGTATCATCCAATACACGATTGCGATAATATCCGTATAACCCGCACACCTAAATTAGACGAAGAAGAATGCGACGAATTGGGTATAGAGTATGAGATTAAGATTATTATTTAATATATGTTGTTTGTTGTGCTTCTATTCCGTGTGCCATCATTTGTGCGTCCTTTTTTATTTCTTCGTTTTGTTCGCCACCATATTTAGTTGTTAGATACATAGAGCGTATCGCAGTTGAACTCACCTTATTACCGCCAAATATTTTATTTAATATTCTCGTCATAGTGTTTGTTTGTGAGAAATGCTTTCCGTCGTGAAATGTTAATAGATAATCGCTTTCGTCGTTTCTGTGTTTTAGATATATTTTCAACACTTTCAAGAACTCGGGATAGTCGGTTAAGTCCGTCGTTTGTTCTCCATATTTTCCCGCTGTCTTATAATCTCTAAAAATCATTTTGCTATTTTTTATATCCAATACATTACCTTCTCCGTTTAGTTTCATTAACATATAATCTTTATTTCTTCTTGGTGGTAATAGAGTATAGAGAGAAACGATAAACCAATTCAAAACTGCGTCATAGTCCTTCGTCGTAAAGTTCTTACGCTTTCGTGATGCGGTTTCTCCCGCTGTCTTTGTTTCATTTACATACTTGTCAAAATCTTCTTTGCTTAACCAATTCTTCTTTTGATTTTCTGTTTTCACTCCCCTTTCTCTTTTCACAAAATACTCGTCGGGTTTAACTAAAATTGCTTCGTATTCTTTCTTTGCTTTGTTATTCAGTTTGCCCCCTACCTTTCCCAATATAGATACAAACATAGCAACAAAACTTTCCATACTACTTGCGGAATACCCCGCTTCTTTCATATTCTCCATTACTACTTGGGGTTTTCGCAAGAATGTTAGAGAAGTATATGTTTGCCCCTTATTCGCTTTCACAAGTCGCTTAACATATTGCTCCGCTGTATTCTGTGTTAGTCCTTCTCCCATAAGTGTATTTTCCAATTTTGTCATAAACTTCGTCATACTTCTTATTTTACTTATATGTATATAAGATAATTCTTTAAATCAATTTTACAATTAATTCATTTTTCATTTTTTCTTGTTGTCTTTCCTTTTCTTCATATAAGGCAAGACGATGTTTATTGCTTACTTCGTGTCGCATTTTATGTGATGGTTGATTGTTGTATTTACCGCCACATATCCAACATTTTATCTTTTCTTTCTGTTTCGGCATATCTATATAGATCATAAGCGATTTTTATTCTATTCCTTAAACGCTGTATTCGGTATTTTTTCCTAACTAAATCTCTAATTAACCAACGGCGGAAAATACGGACACCCATTATTAATTAAAGGATACAATAAAATCTCCCCGTGTAATTTTTATAGGCGGTGCTTTTTGTGGAAGTGGTTTCATTTTACAAAAATCTCCATTCTCGTCTATTTGATAGTTTCTCTTTCGGTAATACTTTTTCATATATTCCCTTCGTTTTTGCTTGATTTCTTCTTCGGTCTTTTCCGCCTTTTTATTTTCTTCCATTATATTATAGATATGAAAAAATATTCGTGTGTTGAATGCGGTAAGAGTATAAGAAGTAATAGCAAATCTAATTACATTCATAGAAGTTGTTGGTTGTCGTTAAGACAAAAAGACGAACGATATTTGGACTTTTTGTTTTGTAAGGATAGAGAGAAACAGAAGAAAGTTGTATCATTTAAGACAATAGACAATATACCGCCAATTGCGGAAGAAGAAGAAGAACAAGAAGAAGATCATATAGATCAAGCAATAGACGAAATAAAAGAACTTGTAAATGAAGCGAAACCCCCTAATTACGAAGCGGATAAATCCGTTGTATATCAAGTTGATATAGCGGGTAATGTAATTCATATTTAATTTTACTCGTTTCTCTCTATTAATATTTACAGATTTAGATTTTAATAGAGAAAAATTAGAAGTTCATTCATTTAGAACCTATGGGTTGTCCGCCCTTTTGTTCTTCTTCTTGCTGTGCGATTTCACTTTGATATTGCTTTTCTATTTTGTATATAATACTCGTTCCTTCGTCTATATCCGCAGGTAATAAATCTTGCGTATAGACATTCGTTTTTATAGAAGATATTGTGAAGGGTATATCCGCTTTGAACTTATAATCGGTTGAAAATGAAAATGCGAAATCGCCACTAATATATGATCTATTACATACCGCCAAACAATTCACGGGTTTTCCGTCCTTTACAAACTTAACCCCGTCTATTATATCACTCGCTATTATCCAATAAGGCGACGCTAATTTTTGTGGTAGATTAGAAGCATATATAAAAGAACTTTGACACGCAACATTTACGCCCGTTGCGTCCCGCTGGGTAGATAAATTAAATAATGGGGCGAAATTATCATTAGTGTTTATGTATTGGTTAAATGTTGTATCTATTAATGGATTGTTCGTAAGTGGAAATGGAAAAAAACTCGCATATTGTGTTCGGTTTAAAGTATTGTAAAATTGTTCTTGAAACATAACCATCGGTCGTCCATATCTATTTATTAAACCATAATAGTCAAATCCCAATCTATCCAATAACGAACCCGTATATTTTTCTTTTACTTCGTCGGGTTTGTATTGGTCTATTATGAACTCTGTTCCGTCTTCGTCTAATACGGATAAATCCACCAATCCCAAACCACTTTGGGCGTATTTTGTATAAATTATTTCTGTCGCCGATGGTCGGTATTCCCCGTCTGCTATTGCGTTTGAATTAATGACTTCTTGCTCTGCGTCGGGATTTAGCGGGTTGTTTGCTGTTCCCGCTTCTTCGGTATTTCCAATTCTATTCGCCCAATACATATTTTTAAAAGCAAAACGCCCACGCTGATCGTCAAACTCTAACGACATATCGGGAGAACCGATACTCATACATCTCATAATATCGTCATAAGACGAAGGGGAACTGGCGTGTCCTACGATATGCTGGGGGCAAGTAATCAAACACGCAGTCGCTTCGGGTCTTGAAAATGTTAAATCTACTACCGCATAATTACCCGCTTTTATTAAGTGATTAGTCAGTTGTGATTGTGCTTGTTTTAATGGTATGGCGATTGCGAAGTCATAATCTATCGGCGGTGTTATACCCTTCGGTGTTCTTACACAAAAAACATTTATGTCATACGCCTTACTTATTTCTTTCGGGTTCATACCATTTATTACAATATCGGGGTCAAGAAAATATGTCGCACCTAAACCCGTCGTATCAAAATATCCCGCACTTTCATAAAACTCTTGATTATAAAACGCATATGTGTCGGCATATGTCGGGGCGATACTCTGTGCTGGTAAATATGGTTGATTTAATTTTGATTTACTCGCATACGGAGTTGCTTGACTATCATCATACCTACCGAGCGGTATATTCCAATTAAACAACTTCTTATTTTCGGGCGTTCGCAGTTCTGCGGTTGTGAGTTTGTTTAATTGTGATAAGTTCTTTTGTGAGTGGATTAACCCACGCAACCATAATAGATTTTGTAGTTCGTATCTTAAACTCGTGATTAACAACTCGCCTTCTTGCGGTGTTGTGTCTGTTCCGTTATTTGTAATATCATTCATTACATAAATATCGCCGTCATTACCGAAATTAAGAAGTGGTGTTCTATTTATTTTATTATTAGCACTTTCGTGTAATAATCGTGATCCGTAATAATAATATAATGGATTAGCAACCGCCATTAAACCTTGATATAATCCATAATATACGGGTGTGGGTGCGTTTTGTTCCATCGCCCACGGGATAGAGCGAATAGTTATAACGCACTCGTCTTGACTTCCCGTTGCTCCCAATACGGGTTGTCCCACTTGCCCCGCTTGTCCTATTGGTTCGTTAGGTTGTGCGTATTGTGTGAGTGTCCCAATACTTCCGCCTTCTCCGTCCTTTTGTATATATATGTTCGGGGAAAACCGCCCTTCGTGAAAATCACTCGTTATTTGTTCTCCAATATTCGCTGGACTATCATAACCCACATCAACACTTATCTCTCTATTACATTCTATAAAATTAAAAACACTTACAGAAGGATTAGTATAGTCGTCCGCTTCTTCTGCGGTTGTTTTGGATACTGGTGTTATTAATTGTTCGGGAAATCCTCCGTCGGTAAATGCCCCCACATAAAAACGCCCACCTGCGAATACTCTTTCTTGAAATACATTTTTCGGTTCAAAATCTCCCACATTTCCTATGGTAATACCCGCTTGTGTTGCGTATCCATAACCTAATCCCGTTGTTGTTGTAAAAGTATTTTGAGTAAATGGTAAGATACAAGTATATTGGTAATTATGGTGAATATAATACCACATACGCATTATCATTTTATTCGTTAGATATGGATAATCTAATACTCTACTCGGTATTTCTATAATAGAAGATCCAACACCTCTACTCTCTACGGCAATACCCTCCACAGATATTAAATCACCCGCCTCAACTGGAATACCATTAGGCACTTCATTTACAAAATCACCCGTTTCAGTATTTTTAACTCTTGCTCCTTTTTTTGATACATACACCAATCTTGTTGCCGAAACATTCATTTATTATAAACTGATATATTAATTATCTTCATCATCCTCACTCCCACTATCTTCGTCATATTTAAACTTCTTCGCTTCTTTTATATGTGATTTCCACTTTATTTCACTATGGAAACCATCTAACATTCTCGGCGGATTTTCCCGAACATAACAAGTAATAAACTTGTATTTCTTGTTTGCGTATTTCTTATAACAATACAATAGCGTTCCCTTAAATATATCTCCATATTCGTCATTTATTTTCTCCAACTCTTTACCATTCATAATCCCATTCATTAATATTACACTATTCGCATTTGTCCGCATTATCGGGGAACACCCACGAAACGACTGAACCGACATTATGATACTACTATTAAAATGTCTATACCTCGTGCCTAAATAATTTATACTGCTATTTCTCTCTATTAATCCTACACTATCATCAATTACGATCATCTGTTTCGGTCGTTTATCTTTTGGTAATGAGAGTTGGCGGTCTTTCATATTTTCTATTAATTCATCCTTGAACTCTGTATAACAATCAAAGTTTTCAGTTAAAAATCTACAACTATCATCAAGGTATAAACTTGGGGAAATTATCATTACATTATCAAATGCTCCCATACTGCGTCCATCACGCCTCCCCCACATATTTTTATTCAACAACAAGTTATTTATTAGGGTGGTTTTTCCCGAGTTCGTAGTTCCAACGATTAATATTAATGATCCACTATTCCTTTTTATAGACGGCAGATTAGGGTGGTATTCATCGTCATCTATTTCTAACGGAATAATAGATTTTATAGTCATATCATCATTATCTTCGTATTGTTTTCGTCCCATTTATATACTAATTACATAAAATTATTAGGCAATTTCTTTCTATTTCTATACATAGCACTCACGGGGTAATTATCGGGGTGGTATGATTTTTTCTTTTCTACTGGTGCGGGTTTCTCCGCCTCTTTCTGTTTATTATATTGTTCCTTCATAGTTTCATATTTCATCATATACGAAGCGAATGTATGAAAATCCATATCATTACTCGCCTTTTGTTTTACTTCTGCTTTTTGAAAGTTATTCATTTTCTTTTCGGTTTCTTGGATAATTTTTTTAGGTATTTCTTTTTTTGCTTTTTCTTTTTCTTTTTCCTCTTTCTCTTTTTTCTCCTTCTGTTCGTAATATCTTAATCTTGCTCGTTCTCTATTACGCTGTGCTGTTTCCTCACGCTTTCGTTGTTTTTCCTCAAACTTCTTTCTTGCCTCCTCCTCACGGATCGCCTTCTTTTCTTCTCTGCTTAAACCGACGGGTGTTTTACGAACTATTTTTGTTTTAGGTTTTGGTGCTTTGTCTTCGGTAAATACCTCATTATGTTCGCTCTTTTCAAGTCGTATATTTTCTATGTGTTCTTCCTCCTCATCATTAACGGCATTTTCCTCTGCTATAACTTCATCAAGGTTGGGGTTAATATCCATTAACAAATCTTCGCTCTTCTTATTCACCATTATACTTTAAAAAAAGATAATATTTTTTACCTTTTTTTAAAAAAATACATTCAATCAGTATCGCTGTCAGTTGTAATTAACAAACCATTGTGATCGTATTTAGCATTATTCAAATACGAGTTTATATATTCCGCTTCGCTTTCATCCGTTGAATTACCGCTTTCGGTATTTTCCTCTGCTTCCTTAACCTTTCGTTTTAGTTCTTGATATTCCATCATATGTTTATGTTTTTGGGAAGCAAGGTGTTTCTTCTTGTTTTGTGTATTCATTCTTGTTCCACAAGGGCATTCATAAGGTTTCGCCCAGTATTTATATACAGATTGTCTAAATCTTTCGGGGTGTCTTTCCCTATATCGTCTTGATCGTTCTGCTGTGCTTATCGGCATAGCGTGTTATTACTATATATACATATATACTATTTAAATTGTTTTTTAATAGAATATTTGATGCGTGTAAATTACACGCTATTTACACGCTTGATTAAATCCAAAGTGTAATGAAAATATTTATGGTTATGACGATAGTTATAGTCATTACTATACTACTATATTATATAATATATATATTTACACTCTTTACACATTTTTTTTATATATTTTATATATAAAAACGCATTTTTTTTTATGGAAATATACATATATATATAAAAAATAGCGATGTGTAAATAAAATTGTGTAAATCGTGTTATATATCCATTTTTTCATCTTCGTCCATATGGATTTTACAACCCATACCACTAATCAGTTCGTTATGTGTCTTAAATCTAATGTTCTTAAATGCTCCTCGTTTTCCTGCTCTCATTTTAAATCTATCATACTGATATGTGCCTATGCGTTTCATTTGCTCTAATACATAATTACGCAACTCGTTTTCACTTGGAAAATGTTTATTTGTTGTGTCTTCGTATTTCTCCATCATAGCGTCAGTCATAACAAAATCACCCGCCTCAAATGTGAAATAACTATCTAACCAAGTAAGGAACTTATCATTACGCTTGATTAGATCCGCTGTTGCTTGTTTTACTATGGCGGGTTGTTCCACCAACTTACCTTCTTTTAGATACTTCTTACCATAATCCATTATCAATTCTATAAATGAACTCCTCATATTAGTCATTTTTCTATTAAGGTCTTTGTCCTTTTTGAAATATAGATTTTCATAATCTTCTTCTTCCAAATCGTCCTCAAATCGGGAGTTAAATGGTAGTTGTATAAGTGAGCGGTTCATTCCGCCGTCTTTTCCAAAGTTGAGTTTGTGATTAGATATGATAAACATTTTAGAATTAATTTTGATTTCTGCTTCTGTTCCAAACATAATCTCATTTTTTATAGACGCTCCGTCCCGCCAGTTTTTTATGAGTGCGTTGTTGATTTTATTTTCTTTTGGTAATTCGTTGAAATATGATACATAACTCTTTGCGACACTTGGAATAGATTTATGTTCTTTGTTCGTGCCATCTTGTAGCATTTTCGTATTACCGCATACGCAATAATTCTTAAATATTTCACTCATAATCTCAAATGGTTTAGATTTTCCATTTGATCCATTAGATCCATATAATACCCAAAAATATTGTTCTTTGTGTGCGTATCCCGTGAAACTATAACCGAGAACTGATAAATAATAATCTAAAAATCCCTCGTCATAATTACATATTTTTTTCAGTATTTCCCGCACTTCTGCTTTGTCTTTTTTGTTGCCTTTTTCATATGGAAATGGTAGGGTTTTAGTCAAATAATTATCATAAGATAATGATGCGGTTGTTCCCGACGCAATATGATACATACAATCTTGATATGCGATAAATCCAATATGATTATCTAACTTCTCATAGAATAGATTATCCAACAATTCAACCTCACAATATTTTTCATATTTATTAGACGATCTGTTTGTATTCTTCTTTGCTTTTTCCCATTTCGCCAGTTTTTTTTTCAGTTTCCTTAATTTCTTGTTTTCTTTTGTTTTCTCTTGTTCTTCGTCGCTGTCGTCATCGCTGAACTCAACTGCTTTTGGTCTTAATGCTTTTATTTCTTTTTTGAGTGGTTTAATTTCATTATCACATAATTTATGGATATAACCGACAACTACGGACTGAATATTCGGTTTCATTTCCCATAATGTCGTGTGTTCGTTAAATACATACCATTTCTTATTGGTATATCTAATAAACTCATACAAGAATGGTCGTAAATGCTTGATTAATTCGTAATCGTCGTCAAGTTGGTCTAATGTGATTTTAGGATCTTGTTTTTTCATATATTTTTCTTTGTATGCGGAATATTCCAACGGGTTCTGTTTTAATGTGTTGATTATCATACCAATATTCATCATTTCACTACTGGAAACCCAACCATTCCAATCATAACGATTATCACAAGTTTTATTGTAATCTTTGGATAATTTACACCAATCGTCAAATATCTTAAACTCATATCCGTTATGTGCGAGTGTTGATCCAATCTTAAAATATGTAGTCCAATCTGTTTTTTCATTTTTCAAGTAATTCATAAGTAAATCTATCATTTGTGCGGGTTTAACTGCGTCTTCGTTAAATCGTCTTTGTTTAATATTAAGTGGCGTGTTATATATTGTATTTTGTGGTTCATTTGGTTCTTCGGTTTTTTCCTCCGTTGGTGTTGGTCTTTTCACAATTCTCAACTTCTTTTGTTTTTCAACGGGTTCTAAATATTCGTCGCCGAGATTAAGTTTGGTATAAGTTGGTTTGATATAGTTAATCAAGTTGTCCTCAAAATCACCACTAACTATCTCATTAGGTCTATGGATTTCATATGGATTTATGGGATTGTTATGGTGTTTAGCACCTTTATAAGCATTAGGACAACGCATTTTACCGACACCTTCGCCACCTTTACCACGATACACGGACGGATCAATATCAAGAAAGTCGTAATCTTGTCCGTCGGGTTTGCCGTAATAAACGGGTATTTCACTTGTGATTAAATCACGGATATAGGGTAATTTTTCTTGTTCCACATATTTCGCCATTTTGAGTATATTATCAGTATATTCGTGAAATGTGATACGAAACGAATATTTATGAGTTGTGATTTCTTTACCCGCTCTATCAATAGATCGGTGTGCGTAAGCGGACGAACACATAACAGAGAAATCATCGGTAAAACTACTTAAAATATTTTGAATATTAATATTAGTATTATTAAAATGCTCCTCCTTTGTGTTCGGGTGTGCTTTTCCGTCTAAATCAATAAATACACAACATTCCTTATTTGGTCGTGTGATTTCAAAATATTTATTTATTTTTGTTAATGGTTTTTTTATTTCATTATATTTCTTAATGGAGTTTGGATCTTTGACGATTGGGGCGTCATATCCAGCACAAAACTCTAAATTGTCGTAGGGGGAAGTCATAAAATCAGCGATAGTCATAGTCGTCGTGATATATAAATATATATATAGATAATCTTTAAATCATTTTTACGATAAAATGTAATTCAATTTTATCGTAAAATAATGTGTCTATTATGGTGCGGTTTTTACCAACCAGTCGCCAAAGAACTACCCGCTTGGTGTAATGTGTCGCTCGTGGGAGTAATTAACATATGAGTAGATAAAAGTGTATTTGGTGCTTGGGGTTGTGTGATGGTTGGATTTTTATAGGTTTGGTGTCCTAATACATCATTTTCAAAAGCATCAACAACGCCTTTTCCCGCCTCAACGCCACCGAAAATATCAGCACCAACGCCTAATGCTTGAAATAAAAGTCCTAATGGGGCGAGTGGTGTTGCGTCTAAAACTGCCCCAACACCTTCTAACACCCCACCCGCTTCTTCTGCCCCAGCACTTTCGGCAAGTCCCGCCCCAGCACCTTCGGCAATATCCGCACCGCCTCCCGCCAGTTCATTAACGCCTTCTCCCGCTTCTTCCTCGTTTCCTTCGCTAAAATTATATTTACTATCTAAATGTGCTTTGAACTCTTCGGGTGATACATCGTCGTCTAATGCTTTATTCAAATCTTCGGGGTCGTGTTCTCCCATTCCGCTTTCTTTATCAACAGCGTCAGCGGGGTTATGTTCGGCATCTTCCGCCCCTTCTCCCAGTTTGTTTTCAACCATAGGTCGTGGTGCTTCTTCGGGTGTAGTCATAGGTCGTGGTTGTGTTCGCATTTCACTCAATTCAACACCTTCGCCACCCTCACGGATATTACCGCTTGGTAGTGCTTTGTCAGCGGGTAATCTTCCTAATAGTTTATCTCCCAATTTGTAATCTAAATCTTTTATAGATCCGCCACCCCCAAATCGGTTATAATATAATTTACTTCCGTATTTTGAAATCATATCCTTAAATGCTCTTTCGTTCATTCCCGTCCCAACTTTTCTTAAATCATCTAAATCGTTTTCTTGCTTTGCTTGAAGATTTGCCATCGTTTGCTCTTGTGTTGCCCGTAATTTTTCACCACGAAAATTAGCGGTATTTTGATTAATTTGGTTAATATCCGCTAAATATCCGTTTGCTCCCAGTTCGGTCATAGTTTATAATATATCAACATAATAAATTAATTTTTATCATTTCTCTCTGTATTAATATTTATATTTACATTTTGAGAAGTTTGGTTTTCGTTGTTAAGAGATTGTTGTTGTTCTTGTGATATACCTTCTTCTTTATCACCTTCTCCTTTTAGACACTCTATAAGTTTTGATAAACAACAATCGCTTCCTTGTAGGCAACATATAACTAAATCTACTAATCCATTACCCTTCTGTGATTTTAAAAAAGGTAATAACTCACTCGTAATGAAAAGCGAAGATACAACTGCGAGAGAAATGATATAATCAATACATATCTGCGGGGGTTCTAAATCTGCGGGTATTTCCGTTATTGTTGAACTTGTAAAAATCGTAGGTGGTTCAGTCATATTCATTTCTATATGTAAAGATTTATTCTAAAATATGAACCAAACCGCCACTAATATTAACGAGTTTTTGGTAAAGACAGAAGAAACGAACCTTGCGTTCGCTCCCGTTATTAACCGCTTTACATTCACCCGTTTCTGTATAGATAATAGGTTGGTTAGAAAGGCGTTTTGCTTGACCTTGCGAGTTTTCAAGTTTCACACCGATCCAGTTTTGAGTTCCTGCTTCGTTTCTCTGTAAGTGTGAATTACATAGGCGGTCGGTTATACCCGAAGTATTGGTAGAGATTGCCCCAGTCGCATCAACATTATTTTTAAACGAATATAGATAATCACACATTACTAATGGTATGCCTTCCACCAAATCGGTTTCTGCTTTTTGTAAAGCACGATTACGAAGGGGGAGAGAATAGACATTTTGACTATCAATCTTAAACTGATAAGAACACCCGTCGGCAAGTTCCGTAGAGTTGTATAGAGAACAATTTGCGAAATCTTTTAGTCCCTCCCATTCCTTTTGAACTATAATTCTTTTTACCTTTTTACCGCCCATAACGATTTGGTATTCGTTGGTAAAATCCCCAGTAGCATAAGTGGTAAAGTTTTCTTGCGTAGCGACATCGTCGTATGGAATATCGTATCCTCCGCTATTCATAATTTGGTCTTCTATTGCTTCCATTTGTTGTGGGAAATACAGATAATCCGCCATAATAAAGCATTCGTCCTCAACAATAGTGCTTACAGATTGTTTGTAATACTGATTAACATCGTTCAAATCGTCGCCGTTAGTATTGTATCTATTCCACATAAATCTTTGTCCGTATCCGCTTCCCGCCCATTCAATATGTAAGGCAACTTCTTCTTTGATTGCGAATAATGGAAGATTAACACCAACCATAAAAGGAATGAGTTGGGATAAACCGATAGAAAAAGTAGGTGTCGTAGCAGGGTCTTTTGTAAGTAATCGTTTTGGTCTGTCGGTAGTTGCCGTTCTGTCCGCTTGTTGCTCGGCAAAATCACTTGAACTCGTAGCAATAGCGTATTCACTCGCTTCCCGCCCTAATTGTCCGTATGGTGGTTGAAATCCTCTTGCTCTTATAGCAGTAGCACTTGCGGGTGCTATGCGGGGGTCGGTAGAACCCATAAAAACATCATTAGTTCCTTGCTTTGGTTGTTGAACGCCTTTGCGATATTCGTTAGAGTAATGAAGGTGCTTCCAAGTATTATACTGCCCGACTTGCTGTAAGTCGCTTACTCTTTTACCGCCGATTGTTAGATATGCTCTGTCAATCATCGCTAATGCTCCCGTAGAAGTTGGAAGAAAAGAGTTAGTATCATAAGCGGGAAACTGACTATTAACTACGATTTGTGCTAAATGTAATTGTGAATTGGCGGATAAAACCCCTTTACGATCAAATACGAACTTGACTGATTTTTGGTTAAACACAACTGGAAACAAAAGGTCGGTATTTATGTCTTGTGTTGTTTGGTCTGCCCTTTTGAGTGGGGCGGTTCTTAAAACTGGTGGTAAAGTATTGGAACTCATCTTTTATATATAATGCTTATATAATATTATCTATAAAAAATATTTAATTCAATTAGTTCATCACTTGGGCGACGCCGTTTTGGAACTGAATAGTATTCTCGTGCTTAACAAACAAGAATAGAGAGTGCGGTTTAACGCTCTGTCCCACGGGTTTTTCCATTTGAAGACGCATACCGAATGGTTGTGATTTAAAATCAATCCCTACCTCGCTTATACTATCATAATTAACCCCAACCATATACGACTGCCTTTTGTCCTCTTCTACGATAGAATAACGCTCACGATTAAATCTTGCGGGTGTGTTATTATCAAGTGGGTTAGACAATTCGGTTTTAAGCGACTTAACTGCGTTGTGTAAGTTCCAACCATCTCTTATAATGTTTTGTTCCTCCCAGTTCTTATAACTATCTGCTACTCCTAATGCTTGTGTATCACGAGAAACAACCTCAAAATCTAATGGGATACGGACACCGCCTTTTGTGTATGTAAAACTATTAACTTGAATGCGGTTTTCCAATACATTAGAAGAGTTAAGATATAGGGGTTGTAATGTCTGTTGTGAGTTGTATTCGTATGAATTAACCCATTCACTCGGTATAATATTACCAATAACGCTTAATGTCCTTGATGTGTTGAAAAGCAAAGAGAGATTATGATCGTTAGACACAATAACATTATAAAATGAAGAAAATGTATTGTATTCCATAACGCCGTTTTGATTTGCCATCATCGCTTCTTGCCCTTTTGCGTCGGGTATTTCCGTTTCCATAGAACAGACAACATCACTAATTTCGTAATATGCTCCCCCGTTGGATAAACCCGCAACGGAGTTAGTGTTTCGCCAATAATTATTATTCAATACATAGTTAGAAGGGGCAAGTGTAAGCACTAATCGTAATCCCCCCACAAGGTTCATATCAATAGGATTTCCTTGTAAAAACCCGTCCAAAAGTGGAAGTGAAAAATCAAATGCCTTATCACATTTTTTAGCAGTAGAAACATCTTTCGCAAGTCCCCCATAACAACTATCCATACCATTCAAAAGGTTATTAATGCTTTCGTTGGCGGGAATAAGCGAAGAACAAAGACGATTATAATTCTTAATAGTAGAGTAAGTAGCACCCGTGAGAGATTGGATAGATAGTGTTTCAATTACAGAAGAAACCCCCGTGCGTCCATCCATATAAACATCGCTTGTTGGATTTTCAGCACAAAAGTTTTGTCCGTTGTCTGTATCGCTTCCATTTCCTAATTTTACTTTAAATGTTCCATTTATCCTTAAACTTCTTCCGTTTAAGATTTGCGGTATTTTCGGTAGTTCAATAATAATCTGTCCCAAACCATTTCTATCGGGAGAAAAAACGCCATCGCCAAGATTGGTCGGTAAAACTTGAATAGTGCCTCTTGTAGTATCCATTTTGTATATATATATAGATTATAAAATATATAATTTATTAAGTTTCAATTGTCAAACCTTCCCGATTAACCCTAATTCGTCTTAATCCAGCGATATATGAAATCATCAATTTATTCTTTGACGGGGCGGTATATTCCACCTTTAATGAAATGTTGCCGTCTTTTTGAAGGTCATAGACATTACCATACATCGCCAAAGCACGAGAAATGAAAAAGTTAGTGTCTTGATAATCAAGATTAGAAACCATAAGTTTAGAAGCACCCAACGCCTTTTCATTTTCCCAACAAGCAACTTGGGCGGTTTTAGCGGGTGTTTGTGAAAGTAGTTTAAGATTTACTTTACGAGTAGGTTGGAGTTTTTGATTTACGATAAAGTTGTAATTATCACACCCATCAATAATCGTATCGTTTGCCTTTGTATATACTTCGGGGGCAGTAGAGTTTTCCATAGGAAGACACATAATAGCAGTTGCCCTTCGGTTAATAGCGGGGATATTAATTTGTGCGAGTTGTTCGGCACTTTGAATATTATTCCTATAAACATCCCAAGTAAGATAATCCAAAATAGCACCTTCTTCGGTTTGAGTTTGCTTGATTAAACTATCAATATATGATTGTGGTGGTTGGGCGGTTTTTAGCACGAACTCAACATCATTAATAACGACTTTTGGGGGACTACCTGCGGGAAAGATATTAGTTCGCTTAATACCGCAAGTGTTATTGGCGGTTGCTTGGGGTGTTCCCAAATTATTACGCCCAGTTCCACCGACAAACTCGCTCCCGTCCGCTCCCGTTCCGTCCAAAACAACTCTCACACGAACAGCACCACCAGCATTTTCACCAGCATTACAATCAACACTCGTAATATTACCCATAAACTTAAATACGGGCGGGTTTGCGTTATTAAAACCCCATAGTTGTTCTCCTACTTTAAGATTAACAGCACCTACTAACTGATTTGCTACGGGTTTTACCCCTTCGTCAATAGAAACTTGGGTTGGCGGGTTTGTCCCTGCTCTAACTTGATTATAACCAGCATTTAGATCACAATACAAATCTACCGAAGTTAATGGATTGGCGGTTGTTGGGGTTGGCGTTGCGACACCGAAACGAGAAGAACCCTCAATATCAGTAGCAATAGTTCCGTCGTCATTAAGAATACCAGCACCAGTCCAAAGTTCAAGTGCTTTACTTGCCGAGTTCAAATCAATTTCAACACGAAGTCCTTTCGTCAAAAATGCGGGATACATTTTAGTAGAAGGATTACCGAGAATACCCGAATAAATACGGAATGCGACTTCGCACTCATTAGGGTTAGTGGTATAATCCGTATTGGCGGTATAAGACGCCTCATTACCAGTTAGGTATTGGTGAGTAAAAAGTTGTGATTGGTCGGTATTTTTATCGGGTTGATTATCATACAATTCGCCGTCAAAATCCCTTGAACCATATTCCAACAATTCGGTTAAACCCCTTTTGTTTCTAATGGTTCTATTTTCACTATATAAATGTAATTTTTGTGCGAGTTCGCTATACGATTGGATAGTTTCTAATTGGTGGTTATGTTCCATATCGTAAATACGGATTTGTGAGATAAGAGAGTGAATACCCGCCTTTTTGGAAAAACAGACGAGAGAAGGGGCATTTTCCACCTTTACCTTAAATCGTAAATAACTTTGTCTTGGATCAATAAAAGCATTAAAAGGTTGTATTTCAAAACGAAGGGTTTGTCCGTCCCTATATTCTTTTTGGTGATCGGAAGGTGAAAGAGTAGAACGAGAAGGAATAAGGTTCTCAATATTAGTTGCGGTAAAATCCATATTGTTATATATTGCTTAAATATTTTATTTTTTTCTAATTAACATTTTACTCGTTTCTCTCAATTATCTTTTACAGATTTAGATTTATCGTTGTAAAAAACAATATGTTTTGTTTTCTTATTCTTATTTCGGTAAGTTTTATTGTATGTGTCATATTTATATTTCTTAAATAGATGATTTATGACGAAAGTATTTGTATGGATAAATATTGTATTAAAATCCTTCTCAAATAATTCCAATATCCTCTCAAAAAAATTACTATCATTCTCTTTGTAATAATTACACTCCTCAAATAAATAAGGTGGGTCTAAATAGAATAAAGTTTTATCTTTATCGTATATACTGAAATCAATATCACAAATATCGCTATGAATGAATATTGCGTGTTTAAATATTTCAAAATTAATTTTTCGTTTTGGATACACTCTCAAAATGAAAGAACACTTGATATTTTTGATTAACCAATATCTCATAAAAGCATCATCTATTTCATTCTCAACATATTTTAATGCGTCTTGCGATAATGTCTTATTTTTATTATCCATCGTAAATTGTTTCACAATAATATCACAATAATCATTATACACTTCTAAATACTCGTCAATCTCATTATCAATTACTTTACCCCTAATATGATTATAAAAATCAATTAGTTCCTTGTCATTATCGTAAATGATATAGTTGCGGTAAATACCCTTCTCGTAAAACTGGAAGCGGGAAAAACCGAATGAACCACCAAAACATTCTACGATTGTGTCGTATTTAGAAAAGTCAATTTTGCGTATCTCTTCTGTTTCGTTATATTTCTGTCCTTGGTAGTTAATAATGAATTGTGCGTTTGAACATCGTTGGGGCATATCTGTAAATATAATCTAACAACATATAATTTTTCTTTGATTTATACTAAATCTGTAAAAGATCATAGAGAGAAACGAGTAAATTATCTAATGGTTAGGTTCATTTCAATATTATCATAGTCCGTTTTATCTTTGTAATCACTAAACTTTTTTAGTAGATAAGTAGGTATATAATATGCCGAATGTCGTTCTTTACATCCTCTGTCTTGTCTTTCACAGAATGACGATATAAACTCGGTGGGTATATCCGTCTTTTTCATTTCATAAAAGTATATGTCGTCAGTCAGTTTAAATATGAGAAATGTTCTAAATCCAAGTTTGTTTAATCTAATACATTCAAATATTTTATTAGATGAAATCAAAATGGTAGGATAGGTATTAACCGCTATTCGTCTTGTCTTTAATTCACAAGCATATCGTTTTTCACCACAAATATAATCCATTTCTCGCCACGATTTATCCATATGAAACTTACAATCAAACCAATTATTAATAAGTTCTAAAACTTCTCGTTCGCCTTGTTGCCCGAGTTCTCTGTCTTTTTTCGCTTGTTCCGTATAATACGAAGGCGGTAATTTCTTGTAGGATTTAGTGTTCCTTTCACTCATTCTATATATTCATAATGCTATATATTATTCTTAATTACAACGAAACACGCAAAGGTGGTGCTTGAATATTGTTCGGTAAATACCCCGTATCACGAGAAGGTTTAACTCTAAACATTAATGTTATGTCAGTTGCTCCTAACATTTGCGTTTGTGGTTTGTTTTCATCGTCGGTAATAAGCACCTCTAATCTATTTAATTCTATATCGCCAAGATTGTTAAGATCAATCCATAGAAGTTGTGGTGCTGTATCACAGAAAAATCTATAACTATTAGTATCGTGGGTATTACCGACACACAAAGAATTAACAACATATACACACTTATTTTGAGAATTAGCAACTCCGTTCTGTGATTGTATCGGTAGATTTGTGATTTGAATATGATTTGAAAATATGAGATTAGTAGTTTGAATTGCTAATTCACCTTCTAATGATTGTATAGCGGTTTGTCCCGCTGGATCAAAGTTTAAATTATAAACTGCTTGATCGCTGTCCCGTTTTGTAAATCCAAATATATAACCCCATTCAAGTAGCGGTTGTGGTTCGCCAACATTATATAATGGAAATCCCTTTACATCTAAAAATGCTTCGGTTTCTGCCTTCTCATCTCTTTGTATAGTATTTACCAATACATTACATACCTTTTCGGCAAGACCCGTCGTAGCGTTGAACTGATCTAATTCACTATATAATATCGTTTTTAATTTAAGTGTGCTTTGTGTATCGTCAAGATCATCAATATAACATAATGTTTCATTTTCCAAACCACCATTATTAAAAAACTGATAGTCGTATGCGGGTTGTTTGTATAAACCACTACCATAACTTTCTTCGCTTTGATTTTCTATCCAACGATTACCCGTTCTAATATCATAAAAACCTTTTGTGGCGTGTCCTAATTGCCTAATATCACCAATATTATCGCCATATGCCGAATATGATCCCAACCCCATTTCACCTAAATATTGCGGAATGAGAATGTGTCTGTCCCCCGTAGGATTTGCGGGAGTTTCCCCTATATTCATACTCGCCCATCTTACCCATCCATTCGTAGGGTTCCAAGTATTAGAATTAGTTGCGTCGGGGACTGGTGCTGGGGCATAAGGTTCATCAGTATATGGGTTGTAAGTATTAGCAACAAGACCGACACCTTCTTCTTCCGTTTGTAATGTTGCTTCTATAACTACTTGATACGGAGTTTCCCACCTAAATCTAAAAAACAACATACTAAAAAAGTTAGAACCCGCACCGATCGGTGGTGGTGGTGATGTATTAGAAGTTTGAATATAGTATCTATCATCTAAACCTCCCCAAGGGCGGGAAGTTCCGTCAATTCCAGTCCAACGACCCCTACTTAACTCTCCCACAGAAATAGGAGAACCAACATTAATATATTTAGAGTTTTTCAAAGTTCCACCATTAGCAAAATCAAGACATTTTGCTTGTATAACAACATCGGCATTTCCCCCGACACCTTGATATTCAATATCAAAACCAAATACATAACGGGCAGAAGCACCTTGTGCGATATTTGGATCGGGAGCATTATTCAAATCAATATCGGCAAGGAACTTTTCGGCAGATACAAATGTGTCATTATCAAAACTGCGACGATAAGGGATACTAACAAGACCAGCAGAACAAGGATATAGACCAGTAAAACCCGACAAAAAGTTAGGGTTAAAATCGGGTTCGCTATATCGTATTTGTGCCTCGCCATAATCCGTATTCATATGCGACCATAAAGCATAACCGCCACTACCTAAATGACCTATATACTGATGCCCCCCGCCGTTTGATATTTGCGGATCGCTTGAAGGTGTAAGATTACCGACACCTTTTCTAATACCAGTAGCAGTTTGGAGTTTAGAACTATAATAACCGCCATTAAAAGGTGCTTGTGGTATAAGTTGTCCCGTTCCCACATCTACCGCAGGATCAAGGTAAAAATCACTCGCCCAACTACCCGCAAAAAGACGACCCGAAACATAGGTAAAACCCGTATTGTAATAATTTGCTCCCGCATTATAAACTCTGTTTCTCGTATTAGAGTTATTAGTCGCAAAATCAACTTCCATAGCACCACAATTGCCTTTTCCCGAAGTTCTTAATGAATTGTTTGGTGATGCTCTACCAATATTTCTCATATTATCTTCGTATTGTGTATCCATCAAATCAAAGTTCCAATTCGCACCGCTGGGGTATGTTCCGCCACCACCACCATTCCAACCCGACGAAGAATAAGGTGGATTACTATTAACCGCATTAAAATCAAGATTGTATGTGTCGCCTAAACCCCCTCTTGAAATCATTTCTAATGCGATAATATCGCTCCCCGTAGCAGTATCCGTTCCCTGCGTAAAACACGCACCACTCGTAGAACATATTTGATTTACACCTTTATATAATTCCGCCGTCGTTTTATGCGAATTATAATTTCCGTCCATTCCGTATTGGTTGAACTCAAAAGCAAAATCATTCATAAGTTCCCACCAATTAGATACTTTTTCACTTTCGGGACGCATAGCAACTGGATAATTAAGTTCGGGTAATCCCATAACAACCCACCAAGGTTCTAATTGTGCTTGTCCGTCCGTATTCATATTAAATGTAGAACCCACATATGCTACTTGACTATTTCTCGGTATTTTCATCGGTTGCGTAAAATAGTTAGAAAAGCGATATGGTTTATTCGGGTTTCCCCGCCCACTAATCGCAGTTCTATCTTCGCTCTTTACAAAAACTAAACTCATTTCTTATATACCTATATATTAAAAAAAATAAAAACTTTTAAAATATGGGGATAATGTAATATGGAAGAGATAGAAGACGAAATCAAATATCTCCTTATGACTTATCCGTTTGAGCGGTTAAGCAGTAAGAAGAAAAGGATACTGAAAAAAAAATATAGAAGAGAATATAGAAGGAAGCAAAAAAAGTTAATGGAAGATTTGTGTAGAGAGAAACAGAAGACATTAGAGAATGCGGATTTTCCCGAGTGGGTAATAATAGACGGGGGATTAAGATGATGGGGGTTGCGTCCCCCTACGACGCTTTTGATAAATCTTTTTCTAAAAGATTATATACTTTCATATTCGGGTTTTTTCATTTTACCCCTGCGGTTTCCTTTACCGCCTTTTGATTTTGCGTTAAGTGCGTCTGCTTTCTTCTTTGCCGTTTCCCTTTTCATATAGATAGGTTTTAGCATAAAATCGGGTTTGTTAGGTTCTTGTTTCCCAACTTGATATTTGAACTTGCCCTTTTCGCCAGTTTTTACCGCTTTGATAAAGTAATGAACCATATTATATAATATGAAATAGATAATATAATTTTATTAATCTTCCTTTTCTTCCTTCGGTTTTTTCCGCCCGTATGCGAAATTATCATAAACCGCTTTCATTTTCTCCGCTTTTTCTTTTGTATCAAATGTTTTTTTTGCGTATGTTTTCTTGTCTTTATTCCATAATTTATATCCTTCTTTCTTGTTGCCCTTAATTACAAACGGCATATTTGTTATATTATCCACACTCATTTTATTTATCTTTATCAAACTTTTTAACTCTGCCCGTTTTTCGTTTCTCTCTTTGTGCTGTTTTAATTTCCTTTTTTGAGAGTTCGCTTAATGTTGTGGGTGTATCCTTTGTGATCCTTTTGGTAGGTCTATATATATCTCCTTTCTTTTTGTATCCAGTTCCCCCCCTTTGATTTTTCCAATCTTCCTTAAACCAACGGGATAATCCGCTATTTGATTTTTTCTTACCAACATAAGCACTCCCGCTCCCGTGTTTTTTCTTGTATGCTTCCTTGTATTCCTTTACGATAATACCGCTACGATATGCGGAATGTTTTGGAATGCGTTTTATAACTCTCGCTTTTACCCGCTCGTATAATGATTTATCTTTGGGTTCGCTCATTTACTTTTTATTGTCATTAAAAACTTTTTTATGTGGTGTTAAACGGGGTGGCGGTGTTTTCCGTGTAATATTTTCGGCATTCCATTCCATAGGTTCTTGTATCTTTCCATCAATCTCGTTAGATAGGTTCATAATAGATTTGTGGTGTTTGTATTGCTTCGCTTGTCTGTCTTGTTTCAACGATTTATACTTTATCATATTATAATATAGAGAGAAAAATGCCGTATCTAAAAAGCGAATACACATTCAAAGGATTTGAAAAATCACAAAATCCTAAAAAAAAATATGATGCCATTTTGGAACGAAAAGATAATAAGCGAATAAAAAGAATGGCGTTTGGGGATCGTAATTTACCACAATACAAAGACAGCACGGGAAAAGGCGAATACACAAAAAAAAACACATTAGACAAAAACAAACGAAGACAATTTAGGGCAAGATTTAGTGGGTTAAAACAGAAACAAGATTGGACGAAATATTATACACCTTTATTTTTTAGTTGGAAGTATCTTTGGTAGGGGGATCACAACCACAATCACATTTATTAAATAATTCGGGGTTTTCCTCCTTTATCTTATCAAGTGGTTCCAAAAACATTTTTACCATTAATTCAACAATAATGAGTTTTTGTATCTTCTCTTTTTGAGTGAAAAACAAAATCAACTCACTATCACTCCATTTTATATCTTCTAACTGATTAACAACACTTAACCAATCTTTAAGATAATCAATAGGCAATTTACAGATAATATTTTTAATATTTTTTATTACCTGCTCTGCGTCAATCTCCTTTGATAATTTAAATATTTCCGTTTTATAGATTTTATCTACGACAGCGTAATTAAGGGTGCGAGAACTCATATTATACTTATATGTATAGTGTTGTTCTGTTTAAGTTCATTTTTAAAAACAATTAAACCCATAGTTGCTTATTAGATAAGTTCATTTTATAGGCGACAAATACCGAATAGAACGAAGTGTTGCGTTTTTCCGCCTCGCCGTCTTTACAAAAATGTAATTTCTGTTTTGGCGTGATAATCTGTGTATTTTCCAAATCCATAATCTCGTGGAAATAATTAGCAAATGTATTCATAGAGTTCATAATAATTATAAATGGTTTGTCTATCGCCATTAACCGCTTCAATATCTTTTTCTTAATTTCTGTTTCAAATGGTATATTTGTGATTATCATATCGCATTTTGGAATATCACAAGTCAGTATATCCCATTCGGTATTTCCCACCACTTCATATCCAAAATCACGCCATATATTCATAGATTTAGAATTAGTCGCATTCAACATACACGCTTCCCATATTACCTTGTCCTTCGGTATTAACGGAACGATTTTTTTCCACACCCACGCAGGAGTATAGAAATCGTCATAGACATTATATTTTGATAGTGCGGTAAAATCACCCATATTATTTATGTATATTGTAAAACGAAAAATACTCTTCAATTTTTAAAACAACTAACACATTTCAGTATGTTTTTACAACTTCCATTATAGATTTATAATTCCATTTCTTCCAATATACACCCTCACCCTCGTCTATTTTTTCTTCTATATTATCGTGTAATCTCTCCTTCAATTCATACATATCGCCGTCGTCGTGTTTATGTATTTGGGCGTAAGGTAAGAACAATTGTTTTATAAATACTTTATATTGTCCGTGAGTGTAAATCCAATTAATTTTCACATAATACAATTCATAATAATAGAAATCCCCATTACAATTATAGTCATAATTATACTTATATTTCTTAAATGATCTTTGTCGCTTTTTTCCGTCTTGGTCTAAATATTCTAATGTTAGTTTTTTGTCGTCTTCTTTGTATCTTAAAAAGGCAAGGTCATTACTCTCAATTATTGGATTTATAATATCGTTAAAATCACTTCCATTTCTCCATTCTCCGTTTCCCCATTCACGATATTTATTAACGACTTGGTGTGGTTTATCCAGTTTAAACATTCTCAACAAATCTATACAACAAACGGAGTGTCTTAATTGTTGGTCTTTACTACCAATATACATATCATTCATAATCTTTCTCATTTCCTTATTACGATATGGATTTAGCGGTTTATCCCACGCCAATAAGTGTTCTAATCTCGGTAAGAAATCCCTTGTTATATCAGTCCAATAAATACTATAACTCCATTTTGCTCCAAAATATCTTCTACCTAAATCATACACAATTGGACTACTTGATAAATCGGTTTCATATTTCAATCGTTTTTTAATCATATTAACATAATACATATATCGCCATTTCTCCACTTCACAAGAAGCATATCTGTTAATAATATCCCTCGCACACTTTAACCTACCCATATCGTCAAATAGCGGATTTATCTCGTCTTCGTTGTCAGTCATTCTATCAAATATCTTGTTAATGTATGGTTTTTTCCGCCCTCTTGGTCTTGTATTTGTTCCTTCTATACATTTCATATCCATTTTCTTTTTCCATTCTTCTTGCGTAGGAGATAGATAATCGTGGATAATACCAATAATATCAGTATATAGTCCCTTGGATCTCAATATGCGTTCGGTTTCGTTCATAATCATAGTCATAATATTTATCGTATTAATGCTGTAAAATCAAAATTACCTTTCAATTTTATATTTTAATTACGATAATATGTTAATTATATATTTCAGTTTTATGTAAAAATCTAAATCAATTTTTTACTTAATTCATATTTACTCGTTTCTCTCTATGATTATTTACAAGAAAGGTAAAATGAATGAAAAATAAAAAAAGGTATTTCACCTCTATACATTATTTACATATTTACATATTCACATTTTATTTATAATTTGTGTATCGCTTTTAACCGACGCTTTACTGCTCCCAACGCTGTTGTTTGTTCTCTGTTAATTCCTCTAACACAATTCGCAAGTTCTCTTTTTTGTTCCTCTGTGCCTTCATTTTGGATTTTTTGTGAATATAATTTATTTAGTTCTTGTGCTTCTAACACTTTATCGTTATATGTTTTTGAAATCTCTTTCAAATAATCTAACTTTTCTTGAACTGCCTTCTCACCAAACTTTTTTTTCAGTTGGGGCATAGTAGGGATTGTAATATCGGCAATCTCATAATACGCTTCCTCGTATTTTCTCAACATTTCGTCAATTGTCAGTTCGGCGGGTTCGGGTTCGGGTTCGGGTTCGGGTTCGGGTTCGTCAAAACACACACCATTATATATCCACTTATACAAACTTAAATCTTTATATTCACTCACAAACATAGTCATATCCATCGCAGTTTCATAGTCCGCTTGATTTTTAAAATAGAACTTATAACCATATGTGGTCTTATATGTCGCATATTCAAAATATCTTGAAAATGTAAAGTCAAATCCACCTTCTTCTTCGGTATGAACCTCAATAATCCATTCACACTCTACGGGTTTTATCGCCCGTTGTTCTTCTTGTTCTATCGCATATGCGATTGCGGTATTTACAACATTATTTACAATATCCTTACGGATCAAGTTGTTTTTTCTAACGATATAACCACGCCATATCGCTTGGATTTTTCTTGCTGAACGCCTCTCAATCTTTTTATTTTCTTTTTTCTGTTTTTTCTGTTTTTTCATAATCTTTTTTTGTTGTTTCAAATACTTCCTTCTATGAACCCAATATCTATACCAACGCTGAATAGTAATACTCGCATTATTAATACGACGCTTATGCGTTTCAATACACTTTTTTCGTTTGTAATGCGATTTTTCTTCTTTACAAGTAATCACGACAGAACAACGATTACAACGCATATATTTATTCTTTTTTACCTTCTTACCCGTAGTGATTTCCAGTTTTTGTTTATCTGTGAGTTTTTTGTTGTCGGGTCTTACCACCATTTCGGTTCGGTTTTTGTGGAATTGGTAGATTGGATTTTCCCGCATCGTTTGGATTGCTTCATAACCCGAATAGTGTATATAAGAACGACAATAACCACTTTCAAATGCGTCGTTGTTCCCCCACTCACATTTACATTCCTCTACCTCTTCCGCTCCCGCATTTTCAAATGCTCGTTGGAATACCATTTCCATATCGTCAATAAACTTTTTGCTCTCGGCAAAGGCAGTTTCACCGATATTTAGTTTGGAAGGGTCAGTCATAGTTAATCTACTACTTGGTATATAGCGAACTCTTTAATTCAATTTTACTTTTTATTAATCAAGATAAGAATATAATTCAAATCTATTTTTTGATTAATTCGGTAATTTGCTTAATAGAGTTTTAGTGAAATCTAAATCAATTTTTTCTTTAATTAACAAAATGTATCGTTTAGATTTGCGGTAATTGCCTCTTGGTTCCTTGTAAGATTTCTATTTCAATTTTTTGTAGAAGTCGTT